AAAAGAAATAGATTTGAAAAAGTAGCAGAAGCTGTTGAAACAGTTTATGAAGGAGTATTAATATTAGGAACTAATACACTGCTTCAATGGGAAAAAGCATCTAATATAGTAAGACCGAACTCTAATACTAATTTAGTATTAATGAATTATGTAGTAAGTGCACCTCGAATATATAGAGGGGCTATTAATTCATTAGTAGCTAAAATGATGCCTTATGCGGATTTAATCCAATTAACGCATTTAAAAATGCAACAGGCTATCCAAAAAATGACACCGTCTGGTGTATATTTAGATGCCGATGGGCTAGCCGAAATTGATTTAGGTAATGGCACAAACTATAATCCCCAGGAAGCACTTAATATGTATTTTCAAACTGGGTCTATCATTGGTAGATCATTAACCACAGAGGGTGATCAAAATTTAGGGAAAATACCTATTACAGAATTACCTGGTGGTGGTGGAAATCAAATTCAAATTTTAGTTACTGCTTATAATCAATATATACAAATGATTAGAGATATAACTGGTTTAAATGAAGCTAGAGATGGCTCTGATCCAGATCCTAATTCTCTAGTAGGTGTACAAAAATTAGCAGCAGCAAATAGTAATGTGGCTACTAGACATATTTTAGATAGTAGTATGAATATTACAAAAAGATTAGCTCAATGTATTGGTTTAAGATTTAAAGATGCTTTAGAATATCACCCTACCAAAGAGGCATTTATAGGGGCATTAGGGCCATTCTCAGTGGGTTCATTAGAAGAAATGAAAGATTTACATCTTCATGACTTTGGTATATTCTTAGAATTATCCCCTGACGAAGAAGAAAAAGGCCTTCTTGAAGCTAATATACAAATGGCTTTATCAAAAGAAAATATATTTTTAGAAGACGCAATTGATGTAAGAGAAATAAAAAATATACAGTTAGCAAATCAACTGCTAAAATTTAGAAGGATTAAAAAACAACAAGCTGATCAACAACAAGCGCAAGCCGCAAGCGCTGCACAAGCAGAAGCACAAGGACAAGCACAAATTCAAGTTGAAAATGCTAAAGCTCAAGCTGAACAGGTTAAAACAGAATCTAAAATTCAATATAGAAAAGCTGATATAGAATTTGAAATTAAAAAACTTGAAGTTGAAGCTAGATCAAAAAGAGAATTAATGCAATTTGAATATGATTTAAATGTGCAATTAAAACAATTAGAATTACAAGCTCAAAAAGAGTTAGTAGATAAGCAATCTGAAACTCAAAAAGAGGTTGCAAATGTAAAGGCTTCAGTAAGTAGTATTGCTGGCCCACCAGATACTGGTAAACCAAAAAAATCTTTTGAATCAAAAGGTAATGATGTTTTAGGCGGTATTGATCTATCAAGGTTTGAACCTAGATAAAAACAATTAATTATTATATTATATTATGGAAGAACAAGAAACACAAGTTAAAGAAGTTCCAGAAGTTAACGAAACTACTCAATCCAAAGAAGCAGCTGTATTAGAAGAAGCTGTAAAAAGTGGCGAAGTAGATAAGGATTTTGGATTACAAGATGATGGTGTCTATAAAATAAATTTAGACAAACCACCTAAAGAGGTTAAAAAGGAAACTAAAGCTAAAACAAAAAAAGCAGAACCTAAAGCAGAAAAAGATGCCGTTCAAAAACAAGAAACAAAGGCTAGCGATGTGCCTATCAAAAAATCCGAAGACTCGCCAAGTGTGCAAGAATTGGATAAGGAAGTACGGGGATCCGCTAAGGAAGAAAAAGAAACCGTTAAAACCGAGGAAAAAGTATTAGATAAACCAATTGAATCTAATACTGAAACTAGTATTCCAGATTCCCCACTTGAATTAATAACGGAAGAGAATACTAAACAAGATGTAAAAGAAGAGAAAACTAAAAAAGAATCTCCTACTTTACAAAAAGAAGAAATTAAGGAAGATACTAGAGTTCTTCCGGAGAATGTTGATAAGTTAGTTAAATTTTTAGAAGATACAGGCGGTACTATAGAAGATTACGTAAATCTTAATCGCGATGTATCTAAAATGGATAACATTAACTTATTAAGAGAATATTACTCAAAAACAAAACCTCACTTAGATGGAGAAGATATTGATTTTTTATTCAATAAAAACTTTGCTTATGATGGGGAAGCGGATGAGCCGCAAGAAATAAAAGCTAAGAAATTGGCTTTTAAAGAGGAATTATTTAATGCTCAAAATTATTTCAATTCTAGTAAGGAAAAGTATTATGCAGATCTTAAGTTAAGAAAGCAAAATACTTTAACACCTGAACAAAATGAAGCAATAGAGTTTTATGATAATTACAAACAGCAACAACAAGGAACTGAGGAAAAGCAAGCTTTTTTTAGAAAAGAAACGGATAAAGTTTTTAATGATAATTTCAAAGGTTTTGATTTTAAGGTCGGAGAAAATAAATACCGTTATAAAATTGACAATCCTCGAAAAGTTAAAGAATTTCAATATTCTATTAACAATTGGATAAGTACGCATGTAGATGGTGATGGGATCGTAAAAGATCCTGCTTATTACCACAAATCTTTATTTGCTGCACAAAATGCAGATAAATTAGCTAGTCACTTTTATGAGCAAGGCCGTGCCGATGCTATTAGAGAAAGTGCTAAACAAGCTAAAAACATAAAGATGGATCCTAGATCTGATAATTCTTCTATGCCGAAGAATAATACTTCTGGGGTTCGTGCTATTTCAGCCAATGATAATGATCCGAGTAAGTTGCGAATTAAATGGAAATAATAACAACTTAAAATCAAAACAACATGGCTTTTACAGCTGGGGTTCCGGCCCCTTTACAACCAACCCAAACTAAAAATATGTATGCTGGGAATTATATAAATTTCACAGATACAAATTTTGCACAATGGGGACAACAATTCTTGCCTGATGTATACGAAAAAGAAGTAGAACGATATGGGAACAGAACTATCGGCGCTTTTCTTCGTATGGTATCAGCAGAAATGCCTTCTGCGTCTGACCAAATAATTTGGACTGAACAAGGAAGATTACATACTAGATATACACAATGTCTACACGTAGCTAATAATGCTGCTACAACAGCTTCTACTGCTAACGCAAGTACAGCAGGAGGTGTAACTCAGCACTATTATGTTAATCCAGCTAACCAACCTTCAAGCTTAGGTTCAACTACACAAGCAACTACCGAAGTTAACTTCAGACTTGGTCAAACAGTTATGATCCAAAAAGAAGCAGCTACTGGTAATATTGGTGCAGCAGGAGCGGCTGTGGTTAAAGGTATAGTAACATTCGTATCAGCACAACACTTTTCTATAAAAAGTTATACAGGAACACCTGCAGTTGCAGCTGGCGATAAATTTACAGTAATAGCTTACGGATCTGAATTTGCAAAAGGAACTTCAAACTTCACTGGCAAACTTGATCCTAGTTATGCTACTTTCTCTAATTCACCAATTATCTTAAAAGAAAATTATTCTATCAATGGATCTGACACTGCTCAGATTGGTTGGATTGAAGTTACTTCTGAAAATGGAGCTAATGGATATTTATGGTATATGAAATCAGAACATGAAAATAGACTTCGTTGGGAAGACTATTTAGAAATGTCTATGGTTGAAGGTGTTTTACAAAACGGTACTGGTGCTGTTTTAGGATATGGATCAACTCAAACTGCTAAAGGTACTGAAGGTTTCTTCGCATCTTTAGAAGCAAGAGGAAATGTATATTCTGGATTTGGAGCACAAGCTGCTGGTGGTGGTGCACTTACTGACTTTGATGCTGTACTTAAACAATTAGATAAGCAAGGAGCTATCGAAGAAAACATGCTTTTCTTAAATAGAAATCTTTCTTTAGAAATTGATGATATTCTAGCTCAACAAAATGGAGCTTATGCTGGTGGTACTTCTTTTGGAGTATTTAATAACAGCGAGGATATGGCACTTAATTTAGGATTTACTGGTTACAGAAGAGGTTCTTATGACTTCTATAAAACTGACTGGAAATATCTTAATGATTGGTCAACAAGAGGTGGTTTTGGAGACGTTGAAGGAGTTTTAATTCCTGCAGGTACTTCAACTGTATACGATCAACAACTAGGTCAAAATATTAAAAGACCTTTCTTGCACGTTCGATACAGAGCTTCTGAAGTTGATAACAGAAAAAATAAATCTTGGATCACTGGATCTGTAGGTGGAGCTGTTACAACTGACGTTGATGAAATGAGAATCAATTACTTAAGTGAAAGATGTCTTATTACACAAGCGGCTAATAATTTTGTATTATTCAAAG